CATCATCCTTTAGATAGGTATGATCCGCACCATAGGATGAGCGTGTGATTGTTTCAAGCATTTGACTTAACGCCTCACTCAGTGTGAGGCAAGACCCCGCCGAGGAATTGCACCTCGGATAAGACTTTAATGTAACCACGTTGGGTAGTCTCTTTCATGCTTTGACGGGGCTAGGATCTAAACACTTTAGACCCCATTGACCTGCCATTGCTTTCGCAATGCCTGTGTATGTAGTTGACCTAATCTTCCATCTATCCTTAGAAGGTGGGAGATTGTGGATACGCTGTTCACGTCCATCAACTATATCAGTTGGTTGTAACTTAGGTAGATTCTTTAACCATAAGCATGTTGCCTTAGTCTCACCATGTCCAAACATCCAAGGCTGAATGATTTGGTCAGGCTTACGAATCTTAGTTGAGATTACACTGATTGGATTCTCGATTGCGATGTGTGGTATAGGTGCATCCATTAGTTGTTGAACAAATTCAAGAGCATCTAATTGTTCTTGTTGTTTATCCTTAAACCAACGGGCACCTGATACAGCTAGGTGAGTACATGGTGGATGAGCAATCATGTGTGTCCATCCTTGATCAAGTATGTCTAATACATTTCCTTGATAGTGTGGCCCATCTTTATCAGTTGGTAATAGATCGCAACTCATTGCTTCAATACCTAGTGATAAGAAGGCATCACGTACTGTCCCTGAATATTCGCAAGCAATTAATACTTTCATTTGTAATTTCCAGGTTTAAGCATCACTCAGTGTGATGCAATAGCTGGCGAGGGAGTCGAACCCTCGCTACACCTTCAGCTGTTTCTAAAGTACCAACGTGTTCCCTCAAACTCTATTACATTGTAATCAAAGCGATAGTTGCGATCCCAAGATTCTTGCCAGTCTATGACTAGATGCTCGGGCCACTCTTCGCCTTGATCTTCAAGCATATTTTGAAGGAACTCAGCATCATTGTCATCAACACCGTACATACGATCTTGCCAACCTTCAACTGAGTCGATACCAATGTTATCTAGTTCTTTTAGAAACTCTTTGCCTCGCTTGATTACTGATTCATCATAGTCACTCAATGTATCCTGTATAGGTGCATCAAGTACTTCACAAATCACTTCCTCAAGTAGTTCGTCAGAGATTGCTATAAGATCAGTGATAGTCATTTTATTAAAGGACTCACTCAGTGTGAGTCAAGTGTGACCGCCAGATTATGAATCTGTGTGCAGTAGTCTTACTGATAGGGGCTGGCCCCTCACGGTCACGGGTTGATGATTGTGTTCATCATAATACCATGATCTAATTAGCGCATGTGGTTCTGCGCACATTACCGACGGTTTAATCCGTGCGGCATCTTCCTCAATCTCCCAAGGCGGTCGTTTAAGTCCCTTTGGTGACACGTGCTACCAACACGCTAGTCTCTCTAATTTAATAGATGCGAACGACTCGACTGATTAACTAATTGCCATGATCAATTAAGCGTGTGGCTCCGCTTGTTTATATCCTATCACATCACGTCGCTTCGCTCGTGGGATCAGTGATGATTTGATAGGTCACACATTAGCACACGTCCATCGCTTCGCTCGTTGGGATCAGGTTGTGTGTGTAGTGCTAACGAGGTTGAAGGGGCACCGCCTCGCTTGTTTTTAATGGTAGTCGGTAACCGTCAGGTTGTCAACTGACCAGTGTTTGCAACGCTTTACGTGTGTTCGACTCACAGTCTTGTGATCGCCACTTATGGGCATTGCATGTGTGTGCCTCGCTAAGGCGTGATTGCTACGTGCGGTTGCTATCCGATCACGATCGAGTGAGTGAAGCGTGTGTCCCGTGGCGTTCAGGCCGCTTCGATCCCGATGGACACATCCTGCCACGAGGTCCGCCAAGGTGTCAACAGATCGCTGAAAACCCTTGGTATCACTGAGTCGCAAAACTTTACA